TCATCGGCCTGCGTCTTGCCTAAGTGTGATAACAGCTTTTTCCAACCATCAGTGCAGGGTGCGTGCACCCTGATTTTGTTTAGCGTTGTGTTCACCTAATTTCCTTCGTTGTTGATTTACAAGCCGTTGTGCATCCTGTAGTTAGCCCGATAACCGGGCAATCCACCGCGCTGGTGACGGTCATTTCTGCGTTATGCCGCACCCGTCTGATCTGTCATCACCGAACAGGCCAAAGCCTCTCCGCGCCGCGCCAACTCTTTCAAATCCGCGATTGCGGTCAGCGTCTGGTCAGTGTCGCCGCATCCATCGTCGCCAATACCAAGCGCATCATCAATTGCGGCCAGTGTTCGTATCGCCTGTTCAAACATGCTTTTGTAATCGCTCATATATCCTGCCCGCAGTATGTTTTCTGCGCCTCGTCGCGCTCGGTGCATTGCTGGCGTAGTTCGCGGTACGCTGGCAGCAAATGCGCAGCATCTTCTTGGTGGTGCATCACCCAAACAATCATCTTGTGCAACTCGCTTGGCAACGCACCGGCTGTCACTTTGATAGACGATTTTGTGGGGCCGGTGGCTTTGTAGGTGGTGTTAAAAGTGGTGTTCATAGTGTTCTCAAAATCGGCATAACAGGTCAATCAAGGCCGACCTGCGGCGGCGTATTTCCGGCGTTATCCTTCAGTCGTGATTCGCCATACAAGGCGGCGTAAGCCACCAGATCCTCAAGCGAGTCAACATGCGGCTCTTCGCGCTGGTTATCCCGCACCATTTTCAGAAGTGCCATTAGGAGCCAGCCCTGGGACTCGGTAATTCCAATGGATGTAATAGCGTTGAACGCCTTGACCGTCGCGCCCATGCTGCGCTCGCCTTCGGCCTTGTCGTACTGTTTGCCACGAGCCGCCATGATTTCGGATGCATTTTGCAGCAGTTCCGGTGCTGTTTTCATGCTGCCACCTTGACCCAGATAATGTCGCGTCCATCCTCTCGGTAGTCTTTATCGCAGTCGGCTGCGACACAGCATGCGCTGTGGTGTTGCACCTCAAATGCGCATCCGAGGCAGCAACTAACATCATCAATAATTCGCGCGTCCTTAGGGGCGTAGATTTTGCCGCCAGCATCGGTATATGTGCTTTTGTCTTTTTTCATAATAAGTCGTAGACCGCCGCAACAATCAGACACATTACAGCAGCGCTGGATGCAAAAATGACGACAAGCGCCAGCCGGTCGGCGAGGTTCATTGGTTCATCTTCCATTTTCAGCATCCATAACGCTGTCGGCTGTGGCTTGGATGGCGTCCATTTCGGAGGGACCGTCCAGCAGATAGGCGAGGCTTAACACCGCGCCGATTAAAATCGATAGTACAAATGGGAAAAGTTTCATTTTGACTCCTTGAGGCTTACTTGACAGCCTGGGTTAAGACGCGTGCGAAGTGCGAGTTATTGGATGGTTGCGTGCCTTCTGAATACGATGTATTCATACCTCACGCCGTCGCGTATTACGGTGATGGTGTAGTCTGTCTTCATGGATCATCATTAAAGTTGTTTTTAAATACTTCAGCCTCAATTCGGCACCTATCTTCGTCGGACAACTTAGCTTCTAGCCAAGGCGCTGGTCTACCGCGGCGATCACAAACACCCCATTCAGGGGGCATGCCGTAGTAATCCCAGTCGTTATCCGAGCGGCTGTCGGGTGCTGATCCAAAACTGAATACGTCGATGATGCAAGGGATGCCTGCACAGGTGGATTCGAATTCCATGATTTTCATTTATGTTTGGATTTGTGTTGGGTCAAAGGTAGCGGCTGCAATGTTTGCCATGCCGAGGTATTGGAGTGCTTTGATATGCGTCTTATCGCCATCTGTGTCAGCAAGCACAGCGGCTCTAAACTCTTTTAGCGTGCCAAAGAAGCAACCGCTTCTAACCCGGATAGTGTCTACGTGGTTGAAAAAGTACGTGGTGCGTGATGCAGTACCCGCGCCTGCAATAGCCAAAAAGGGGACCCCTGGCTTTACTTTGGTTCCATCAAAGCTGCAACTCTCACCGAAGTAGAACTGCGCACCGAAGGCGCAATTACGATCGAAGGCGCACCACTCACCGAAGGCGCAATTACGACCGAAGGTGCAATTACGACCGAAGGTGCAATTACGACCGAAGATGCACACCTCACCGAAGGTGCAATTACGACCGAAGATGCACACCTCACCGAAGGTGCAATTACCAGCGAAGGCGCACCACTCACCGAAGTCGCAATTACGACCGAAGGTGCAATTACGACCGAAGGTGCACTGCGCACCGAAGGTGCAATTACCAGCGAAGGCGCACCACTCACCGAAGTCGCACACCTCATCGAAGGCGCAATTACGACCGAAGGCGCACTGCGCACCGAACATTGTCACAAGGGTGTAGTCCCCTGTTGGACACCGCCGATAGTCCCCAACAATTGGCATCGCATTGAATTCGTCTTGTGTGTATTTTTTCATGATGTTCGCCTTTGTTGGTTGACCGCTTTGTTTTGCGGCATGGCTGAATAATAGCACATTGGCGCGCCACATGCACAAACTTTTAAAAATAATTGGCGCGCCAATGTTGTAAAATCTATGGTATGAACATCCAAGAAATCACCACATACCTTCAAGCCCATAGCGCCATGCGCCTGGCCCATGACTACCGCCTTCCGCTGCGCACGCTTGTTCGCATAAAGGGCGGGCATTGCGTGCCGAGGGAGGGGACGGTAAAGCTAATCGGCAAAGCTCTTAAGCGTGATGCAAAAAAGCATCTACCTGAGCAATAGCATCTGCGCAGCCCTTTGCGACAATGCAGCGGTCTCCGATTGAAGCAAGGTAGGCTAGCCAATCCTTTTGCACTGCGCTCACTGTGCCGCCCTTCTGGCGCTTCATCTCAATCCACAGGTGCCACGCTGGCACGTACAAATCAGGCACTCCAGCGCTGACGCCGGTAGCCTTCATCTTCGCTGCGCCCGCCGTGGTTCGGTATCCGCCGTTGGGTATCGCAAAGATTCTCACATCTTTATGAGTTCGGCGGAACCACTGAACGAGCATCATTTGCTCGTAATCTTCCGAGGGTATCAAAATGGGCATTCTTCCTCCCATTGCGGGCAGGCTCCGTCAGTAGCTGCAAAGTCAGCGGGCGGCTCTTTGAACCAGGCTACACACAGACCATCGACCCCATAATGTTGGCAGGATGCACAAACTTTGGGTACTGGCGTTGCTACCAGCGCACGCCACTTTTTTAAGATATCTGGGTCGGGGTGTCTCATTTGATCTCCTTTTGTGACCATGATCGGTCTAAAACACGATAGTATCTGGCACCGTCGCGGCGGTATTCGATAGTGCTGGGCGGGGTGCCTCTGTTCATAACGTCGGCTATCTCATCCAGGTCCAGCCCGCCATCTGCGCTCTGGCCCGCATTGCGTGCAAGCTGAGCCAGCAGGCGCATCGCCTTGTCTCCAGCATACCCATCATGCAAGACAGGCAGGTACTCGGTGATCGGCGCATCGCTCAGGCATCCGAAATAAGTAACGGCCAGCATTTCCTTTCCGCTCGCCCGGCTTGTGTGCTTTCGCCAGTTCCATGCCGTGACCTCCATATCAAGGCCCTCTATGCCCATGATATCGTCATGGTGTAGCGCCAGGGGCGGCTTCTCCGCTACTGGGAATGGCGCACCGCAGGCCGGGCAGACAAGGCAGGACAGGTGCACGATCTCATGACACTGGTCGCAGACTTTAACGGGCGCTTCACCAATCTTGTCGCCCTTCTTTGCTGGCGGCTTTACCGCAGTGATGGGGCCGTGGGTTTCGACCACGCCAGCGAAGTCGAGAACGAGGCAGTCTGCTTTATCTGGTGCCGGGCGCATGCCACGGCCCGCCATTTGCACGTACAGGCTGGGCGACATAGTAGGGCGCAGCAAAGCCACTAGATCAATGTTTGGCGCATCAAAGCCGGTGGTCAGGCAGCCTACATTGGTTACGGCTTTAATCGTCCCAGCCTTAAATTCACGCAGGATGCGGGCGCGTTCGGTCTTGCTGGTTTCCCCTGTTACGTAGGCCGCTGGTATGCCTTCGCGAACAAGGGTGTCGCACACGGCCTGCGCGTGGTGGATCCCGGCGCAAAACAATAGCCAAGATTTGCGGTCTCCAGCTCTGGCGATAACTTCACCGACAACCGCATCATTTAGCGCGTCGGTGTCAACCGCCGCCTGTAACTCGCTTTCGATGTACTCACCGCCGCGCTTGTGGACGCCTGAGACATCAAAACTGGCTTTGGTAAGTTTGCTGCGCAGAGTACACAAAAACCCTTTGTAAATCAATTCCTCGATGCTTACCGGCTCGATCAGTGCATCAAAGATGGCGGGCTTGTCGGTGATAAGGCCGTGCCCCAAGCGGTAAGGCGTGGCTGTAAACCCTATTATCCTAAGCGCCGGATTGATGGCTTTAAGCTCCGCAATTAGGGTTCGATACGCTCCCTCATCTTTGTGGCTCACAAGATGGCATTCATCAATTATTATCAAATCGACGTGACCCAGCAGCGCAGACTTATTGCGCACCGACTGGATGCCCGCGAACGTGATCGGCTCGCCTAGCTGGCGCTTCCCGACGCTGGCGCTGTATATCCCCATGGGCGCTCCCGGCCAATGCTGGCGCATTTTCTCGGCATTCTGCTCAATAATTTCCTTGACATGAGTCAGCATCAGAACGGTGGTTTCCGGCCATTGCTGCAAGGCGTCCTTACACAGCGCCGCAACGATATGGCTCTTGCCTGAGCCGGTTGGCAACACCAGGCAAGGGTTCCCGTCATTGCCAGCGGAAAACCAAGCGTAAAGCTGGTCAATGGCACGCTGCTGGTATTCTCTTAGGCCATTCACGCTACCACCCGCGCATCAAAATCGGCCCGCAGGCTTTCGATATAGCTATCCTTCGCAGCGCAGGCCGCCGGGTTTGCCAATAGCTCTTTGCTCGAATACACGCCTGGGCCTGGGGCACCATTCACGACCTCTTTGCCGTTCACAATGAAGATGGCCTGCCATTGGTTCCCGCTTGCCTTGCGTTCCCAGGGCACCATATCAGGGTGGATAACGTGATTCTCGCAGCCAGCTAGCTGGGCTTCCGTGGGGATAATGGCATCCCATTTGGCGCAATGCCAGGTGCTATCAGATAACGAGGTACTGTGTGCGCAGGTGCGACAGTTCGCGCTTTTGATAGGCTCGGCCTGGTGGCAGAATTTGTATGCTGGGCAAAACTTGCATTCATACCAGGCCGGGTCTTCGCTGATGGGAGGGGGCATGTTGTCGGTCAGAGCAATAGACTGGGCGCGCGTGATATACCGCTCGGCTATCTCCTTGTCATACCGCACGCGCTCGGTATAAATGCGGTCGTCGTCCTTGCAAACAACGTAATACAGCGCCCGGTCAAGTACCAGCCCGCGCATATATGCCTGCATCTGGATGTAATGCAGCGGCTTAGATTTTTGCACCCCGTCCTTTATGAGCGAGTCAAAGGCTTTTTTGCTAGAGGTTTTGCACTCCAGAAGGTGCCGGGCTTTCGGCGCTCCTGGCACGCCGCGCTCAATAATGCCATCCACTGAGCCGCTGACGTGGGAACCAAAATCAACCCGGTCTTGGGTGCCTCGCACGTCACACCCGATGGCCCGAAGGTCGCTAAGGATGGTGGCCTCTTCGTTGTGACCGCGCCTGAAAAGTCGCAGAATTCGGCCTGGGAATGTTTCGGGGGTAGCCCACCTAAAATTTAACCATAAAAACCGATCACATGCATGCCCGATTTGGCTGCACCCAATATGAGGGCGCGGGGCCTCTGCCCGGCTTGCGTGCTGCGCATCTATGAGGTCGGCTATTTCGTGGTCGCCTATGTCGATTTTCATTTCATGGCCTTCTGTTTTTGTGCTTGTCCACCAGCCAAGCTGGCTGCTTTTAGTTGCGCCTTCGCTTCTGGGTTTTGCATTCTGAGTTTTGCAGCCACACGCATCCTTTGAATGGTTTCCTCAGAATACTTTTTGCCTGTGTGGCTGCTAGACATTTTTTGTTTTGCCTCGGCGCTGTGCTTTTGCCCTGTGTTGTGTTCACGAATTTTTTGCTTCGTGGCCTCACTGAGGGTTTTGCCTGTAAGTGCCTCGGATAGTTTCTGCCTTGTTGCTGGGCTGCGGTTTTGCGCCCTGTGCGATGCATCCATGCGCTGTGCCGGGTCTAGGTATCGCCTGAAAGTAGCCTCTGAGATTTTTTTCGCCACGGATGGGTTGGTCGATGGAGACACCTGCCCGCCGATCAACAAGTTGTACCCATGCGGGATCAATGTGTTGTGAAGCTGAATAGCATCTATTTCTGCCTGCTGTAGTTGGTCAGCAGGCCATGCGGAAATAATGTCTAGTAGCGGCGCGCCATGTTTGCGCCATGCATGGTAAATGGGGTAATTTGCACGCTGAGATTTGTACTTATGTTGTGCCATACGTGGAGTCATATCCTCATTGGCCGTTAAGCCGATATATGCCTTACCGTTCGGAAAAGTCAGCCTGTAAATTAGCCCCATTTCACTTGCCCCGGTTTACTTTTTTGCCCATGGCGGCGCAGACTTGCCGCCGTCATTGGGTGCGCTTGCCATCTTTGGAGCGGTGGAGCCTTCACTTGCTCTGTAGGCTTTTACATCGTTGCTAGGCTCATAGGTTTTTCCTGTCGATGCGTCTGTGCGCGATGGGCGAATGTCTAGCTTGATGCTCAGATTTCCGCCAATCAATTGATCCGTATCAGTAACGCGGGCAAGATTGATGGCACGCATCAAGCTGCCCAGATCACTGCGACCAATTTCCTCCGCCTTGGTGCTTTTGTTCTTGATGTTCAGGTTTCCAAACACCACCCTGCCCTGATGCGTCGGCCCGGTTATGTCATAGCGAACGCTGATGTATTGCCCGGTCTTATCGTTCGTGTCTCGCAGTTCCGCCTTGGTGATCGTGGCGTTGTACCAGCCCGCGGGCAGTGGGGTAAAGTCGCCGTTGTTGCCAGTGGGCAGGGTGTTGACGTCAAATGTTTCGGTGAGAAATGCCATGGTGTTACTCCTTGTTGGCTGTTTTGGTTAGGGAAAAAGAAGGGCGCCCCGGCTTGGCTGTAATCGCCGCGCTGAGTGCTCGCGTGATGCTATCGTCTGCCGCTTTCCATGCGGTCACGTTAATGTCAGGCTTCCAGCGGAAAAGGCTGCTAAGGTGCCCGGATAGGCCAGCCTCTGCTGCGACCTCTTGCAGCAGGTCCGCATCAATTTTGTAATCGATGCGGGCATTTATCTTGATTTTGTAACCCTCCAAGGTTAGCTCGGTTTCTTTCGTAAGCGCACAGATCTGGTCTTCAATCGCCCGGCGCGCTTCCGTGGCTTCGCGCTCGTTTTGCTTGGCTTCCATCCATGCCCGACTGAGTTGCGCGATGTCATTCAGCATGTTGTCCGCCAATCTTTTTAATGATCTCACCGAGGTCAGCAGTTTCCCACGCGCCTAACGCTCCGCTGCGGTCTTTCGCCAGCCATAGGCCATCACTGTCACACATAAGAGCACGCTGGGTTGCCCCGTCGGCATCCTTTTCTACGCGCAGGGCTAGTACTTCGTCCACGAGGTAGGGCAGTTGCATGCTTAATGACTTACCCGGCATGGATGGGGCGTAAAGGATACGACCCGTTTCATCCGTGGACTTTTCACACTTGGCTGTAAATAAAACGTGCTTGTTTGGCAGGTCACGGAATGCCCTCACCATGCTGGTCATTACAGTGTTCAGCTCCCCTAAG